CCCAGCCTTGAAAGCGGAATGACCGCTTCCGATTCGCCGCCTTCACCGATCATGGCAAGAGTTGGTTTTGTGACGATGCCGCCGGTAGCAAGTCCGGGAATTGCAAGGGCTCTTGAAAGTGCGTTGAGTGATGTCAGGCCGGCAGCGCCTGCAGCGGTTGAAGCGCCAAAAGTTGCAGCGGCAACCATGGCGGCAGCCGGCGCCCATGCGGCGGCAGTTGTCGCAGCCATGGCAACAGATGCGGCTGTCTGCGATGCTTCAAGAGATTTTGACATCACGGCAGCAAGGCGCTTCTGAATTTGCCACTTGACGACCATTTGAATGATTTGCATACCGAGTTCTTTAAAAGCTTCGCCGGCATTCTTTGCGCCGGTTACAATTCCGGTCAAGGCATCGGTCAGGCCGTAGTAAACGGTTCTGTAACTTTCGGCCATAAAGTCGGCGTTGGTTCTGTTGGCGTCGCGCTGCAGCTGGTCGTAAACTTCGATCAGGTTCCGGCGGCCTTCGAGGTATGCGCGGTCGGCGGCTGACTTTTCGTTCAGGTGCTGAATATATGCTTCGAGGTCGGCGGCTTGACGATCTGCGTTAAGTTGCGCTTCAAGTGCGCTGCCGTCTGCTTCGGCCATCATGCGCTCGAATTTCGCTTCGGTCAGGGCTGCTTCGGCTTCCATCTGTTCGCGAATGTATTCAGCCCGCGAAACGCCGAGTTCTGCCTGCAGTTTTGCTTCGGCTTCCTGTGCTTCTCTGGCAAGCTCGATGCGGCGCTGATAAAAAACCTCGTCGAGCATGAACAGATCGCGGCGGTAGTTTTTGTTATAAGCTTTTGAACGGTCGAGGTTTTCACGTTCCCGCTGGTATTCGAGGTCGAGAGCCGCTTTTTTGCCCAAAACCTGTTGTGTGTAGGTTTGTAAAATTGATTCGCTGGCACGCTTGGCTTCTTCGGCGAGTTTTTCGGCTTCGCTCTGGCCTTTTGACTTGGGCGGCGGTGCGCCGGCGTTGCTGCTGGCGTTTTTGCCTTGACCGGTTATGTTTTTGAGGAAGCCGGAAAGCGGAACGACCTTTGTCAGATTTGCGACCATTTGAGACAGCGAGGTATTCATGCGGTCGTAAACCGACACGATATTATTCATGCCTTGGCCGTTCATCAGGTCAATCCATGAAGTAGACTGGTTGTAGGCGTCCCACAACAGGCCTAGACGTTCTCTCAGTTTTTCATTTTGAACATCGAGCAGCGTGGCCTGTCCGGCGTCATTTATCGCCGCAGACTTCCATTCGTCGGCAAGCTTTTGCAGGTCAGCGCGAAAGGACCGACTGAGTACTGTAGACTGCGCAAAAAGCTGTATCGTGCGGGCAACAGCGTTTTTGATAGCGAATTCAACTTCGTTGATGACTTTGAATACCGCATTTTTAAACAAAGTGCCGGCTGTAACTACCGCATCTTTAAAAATGTCGATAGATGCTTTAAATTTAAGAGAAAATGAAGAGATGACGCCGGCAAGAGCGCCGGCCAATGTTCCGAGGGCGGTCAGGGCCAGCAAGGGAACGGAAACGCTTTTAAACGCAAGGCCTAAGCCGATTACTGCTGGAACTAAAACGCCGGCGATGGCACCGGCAACAGCATAAATGGCAACGCGGGCTTTATCACCTATTACTTTACTGAAAGCGTCTGCAATGCCCATGTTTTCAACGTCAACGCGAAAGGTTGCGAGCTGGTCTTTGAGCTTGCGCAAAGAGTCTTTAAGATCGAGAGCGGCAGAAATCTGGCTGCCGAGCTTTCGCATAATATTTTCTGTTTCGTCGACAACAGTCGACCACATACCGAGCATGGTTTTCGACTGAATTTCCATCATGCCGCCAAAGCGTTCGTTTATGCCCGACATAAACGCTGTGATTGCGGTTTTTGAAGAAATGGCGCGATCTTCAACCATCTTCATTGCTTCGGGAATCGAAACGCCGATTTTCTCAGCCAGGATTTCAAAGGCTGGCACGCCGTTTTCTGCAAGCTGTCTGATTTCCTGCGTCATCAAATAGCCCTTGGTGCGAATATCGCCAAAGGCCTTGATCATCAAGTGAAGGCCTTCATTACCTCGACCAAGCCCAAACGCGGCATCTCCGAGAGAGGTGAGAACCGGCTTGACTTCGTCGGCAGAGTAGCCCAGTGCCAGCAGCCGCTTTGTTGCGTCAGTCAATTCAGTAAAAGTAAACGGCGTTTGAGCTGCAAAGCTTTGCAGCTCTTCAAGTTTTGCTTTTGCAGCATCAGCGCCGCCCAAAAGTCTTTGAAAGGCTTTTGTTTGTGTTTCCAGATCGGCGGCCAGTTTTACGGATTTTGCGCCGAGATATCCGACTGCAGCCGTGACGCCGGCGATTGAAGCAGCCAAAGCCTGCGAGGTGCGAATGGCGGCAGAGCCGAAAGCATTTTGCAGATCGCGCTCTGCAAGTCTCATTTTGCGCTGGAATTCTCTGGTATCGAGCCCCAGCCCTACATAAAAACTGCCTATCGGCTTGCCTGCCATTTTATTAGCCTCCGAAACGCTTTCTAAGTGCGTCGCGCTCTTCTTTCAGATTGTCAGTTCTTGTTTGCCGCTTCCGCTCTGGTGGTTTTTCGCCGATCAATTCGTGAGCCGTAACCTGCTTTTTCATATTGCCGCTGGCGTTCATCAGATTTGCGACGGCCCAGGCCATTGTTAAGCGTTCTGCTTTTTTTCTCTCCGCATACCCTTTCAGAAGATTTCTCCACTGGCCCGGCGTGTATGCGTAGAACTCCCAGGGGTGAAGGCCGAGGCTGCCAAGTGCGAAAGGCTCTTGCGCCTCGACCCATTCCCGGAAGGTCTTTAATTCGCCGGGCTGGTCTGAGGGTCGGCGGCTTCGGCTTCTTCCTGTTTCGGAAAAATGCCGCTGGCTTCGATTGCTTTACAGACCTCTTCAACGATCTTGCCGAGCGGTTCACCATCGTCGAGGCGCTTCTGCATCAGCTCGCCTGCCTCGGAGAGCTTCAGCTTAGGATTGTCGTGCAGCAGTCCGGCCCAATAAAGACCGCGAATGGTCGACATTTTCGGCGCGGCAGCAAGACTGACGGCGATTTGTGAAATAGACTGGCCGAGAACTTCTTCGGCGATGACAAAAGCGTTAATGTTGTATTTGAGCATAGTTTATCCTTCCGGGATTTGGTTTAGTTCGCGGTTGCGTCGATTGCGGCGGTGGTCTGAGCGTCAGACTGAATCGCGCCGTTTGTGGACTTCAGAGAGCCTGCGGCAACCCTGATTTTGTTGGTGGCCGTGGTCAAAGCCGAGTCGAATGTGACGACCAGCTTTCCGGCAGAAATGGCGACGGTATCGGCGACCGCAAGAGCGGCAAAGTTCGTGCCGTCAGCGGCAAAAGTTACGGCGGCTTTCAGAGCCGGAACGTCGGCCAGATTGTTGGCGACAGCTTCAGTGAAAGTGATCGTGGCAACCTTATCGGCTGCGTCAAGAGTATGCGATGCATATTCCGGCGAGCGTTCGAGGTCGAGAGCGGTAGCGCCTTTGAGGGTAAATGAAGCGGTCGAAACATCGTCTTTTGGGCCGGTCAGTTCAACCGAGCTGATAACCGCATCGCCGACATATACCAGGTTGTCGCCATGGCTGAAAATGACGGTTACGGTCTGGCCGTTCAGAGCATCGCTGACGATTGAATCCTGTGCAGCATCATCATACAGGGCGATACAGTCACAGTTGATTTCCCACGATCTGTTGCCGACGAGAAAAGTATCCCAGCCGCCGGTGGTTTTGTCGGAAACGTCAATTTCTTTTGCGCTGACAGAAAGGCTTGCATCTTTCTGGCTGCCAAGAACGACGCCGTCGGCTTTTACAAGAACATCAACACCGAGAATTTTTGTAGACATATTGGTTTACACTCCTTATGCTCTTACGAGAGCCGAAGCGCCTTTCAGCGTGAAAGATGCTGTTGAAACGTCGTCTTTCGGGCCGGTCAGCTCGACGCTGGAAATAACAGCGGTGCCTGTGTAGGTGATATTTGCGCCGTGATGAAAAACGACTTCGACGGTGTTTCCGGCAATGGCCTTATTGATGAGATCGTCCTGCACAACGTCGTCATAAAGGGCGATACAGTCGCAGTTCATTTCCCACGATCTGTTACCGACCAGAAACGTATCCCAGCCGCCCGTGGTTTTGTCGGAAACGTCGATTTCCTTGGCGGAAATAGACAAACTGGCGTCTTTCTGCGAACCTATCGCGGTGCCGCCGATTTTAAGAAGAACATCAACACCAAGAATTTTTGTGGCCATATTTGATTACTCCTGAATTACCTTGAATCTTGCCCTGACCACTCCGTGCCTGGTCAGGCCGTCGGGGTCGCGAAACGTGTTAATCTGATCAATTTCAATAAAATGAATCCGGTAGCCCGTTTCGTTGAACGTGTAGCCGGAAATTGCCTTGATTGCGCCGCTCATCATGTCCTTGCACTGCTTAAAGCCTTTTGCCCGGCTCCATACGTGCAGTGTTTCGTAATGGTCATCTGAATGGTCGGTCTTTGAGCCGCTATCAACAGTGCTGGTTTCACCAATGGTTACATACGGAAATGGCTGGTTCTCGCCGGGCTCATCGAATACCGATATAGCGGCGGCGGTCAGAGCTTTATAGATTCCGGTTTGAACGGCAGAAAAGCCGGGGTTTTTGGCGGGTCTGGTCATACCCGGCCACCTTTCACAGCAGCTATCACCGCTTTTAAGCCCGGCTCAAACTCAGTTTTTGCTTTATCGAGGGCGGGCAAAAAGTGAGGAATTGCCGCCATTTTTACGGTGCCAAATTCAAGCAGGTGGCCAAGATAACCGCGCTTGCTGTCGCCTTTTTTGCCGGCATAAGCCCAACCGTAGAGGCCATTTTTTGCCATAGTCCATTTTATAGACTTGCGATATTCGCCAGTGTCAACCGGAGCCATAGCCTTAGCGTCGTCTGAAACCTGCTTGACGACGCGACGCATGAATTTCTTGCAGCCGCCGTCGACCTCTTTAACGACGCGGTCGAACTGTCTTGAAAGTTCCTGTAAGCCTTTAACAACAACGGTGCTTGCCATAATTAAACCCCCGGATTCTGCAGCTCAGTGCAGACGATTTCGAGGCGTTCGCGTTTCTGCGACGGGTCATAAACAGCGTTGATTTCCATGACTCTTGAACCGACCACCAGGCGCATTTTCGGGGTTACGCCGTCGAGATAACGAATATCCCATCGTGAATA